TTCTTCTTCCCACTCTACCCATTCTTCTGGGAAATGTTCTGTTAGATAGTGACCGCTTGCCCATATAACTGATTCGTTAGGTGTTATTTCTTTCATAGTTCCTCCTTGAACTTCTTCATTTTGTTACACCAGTCTTCATACTCTGAACGTTTTGCACGTTCCCAACCAATCTGCTTGCTGGTGTACATTGAATAAGCAGTTGATATTTTTACATACTTCCATTGTATGTAAGGTAGATCTTGTGGATTGTTGTACGTATAAGGATGCACAGGGTTGCGCTTAACATATACATATTTTGGTGGTGCCATTTAATTACTCCTTAATTACTTGACAAAAAGATGTTGTATCTTTATGACTATAGATGTTACCTAATTTTGGGTAACATAACAACTAAAGGTGAAAATTATGGCAACTTTTACAAGTGACATGGTAGCGGGTAACCAATCATTCAAGCCTTTCCCTAGTGGACAGCTTGGTGTTAGATACTCAAAAATCACATTGACTGCAGCGCCTAACGCAGCTGACGTATACAAAATGGTAGACGTGTTTGCTGGTGAGACAGTGCACAATGTTGTGATTAAATCTAGTGACCTTGATGGTGGTACAGCTTTAGTTTGGGGTGTTGGTGATGGCGACGATACAGATTACTATATCGCTGCTTCAACTGCTGGCCAAACTGGTGTAGCTGATCACATGGATGCAGATGTATGTCCAAAGACTTACAGTGCAGACGATACAATTGATATCATCTGTGAAGTAGCTCCTGGATCAGACGTTGCAAGTGGTACATTAGAAATTTGGGTTACAGTAGCGTAACTTAAAGACGCATAGCCCAAGCCGGGACTCCGAATCTTGGGCTATACTGATGCCACTCCTTGGCATGTTAAATTAACTCTCTATCTCCTTCTCATTGCGCGATGGCCGGTCGCATTTCTATCGCGTTCCGCACGTGCTCTGCCAACCTTGGAAGGCTCTTCCTCAAGAGAGTTAAACTTAATGTAACTTGGGTTCTTCCCAGTTAGTTTGTTTGATGTAGTCTTCCCAAGTGCCATCGTAAGAATCTGCAAACAAAATACAAACTTTAACGTTGTCTTCTGTTTCGAAAAACTTTTCCATGGTTGCAGGAATACCGTTACTAATAGCATAATCTGCTACAGTAAACATATAGTTTTTAACATGACTCATAATCACTCCTTGGATATAACTCTTGAAACTTCATTGTTGCTTGTTCATGCGTCAATTCAGTTTCTTGATATTTTCTACGTTCGAAATGAACAGCATCAATCCAGTTTGCCATATTCGCTTCGTACGAATATTCTGTATTGTATTGCCATTGTTGTTCTGTAGTTTTTATATTCATTACTAATCCCCCAATAGTTTATTAGTTAATAATACCTCATTCATTGATTCTTTCAACTCTTCGGGTATTGTATCAACAATAGATTTAGTAGCAGTTCTTGGTTTAGGTTTAGCAGACATACGTTGTAAATCTTCTTTAGGCACTAAACTTGAACCGCCTGGAACATCGTCTAAAAACTGCTTAAGAGTATTTTTGATATCCAAAGCCTCTTTAAAAGCAGCCGTTTCTCTACCGATTCTATCTTCTATTTCGCCAATAGGAGAGAAAGCGGCACATAGTTCTGGATCGCTAAGTATAAGAACATGTCCAACAGATCGAGGTGCATAAGGACCTTGCTCGCGCCAACCACTGTAATACGTAAGTTCAAGGTTTTTTGGATAATAGTAATTAAGATTTTCAATTCGAATTGCTACATCTCCTTCAACCCAATTTACAGATTCTCGTTCATTGGAATGCTCATCTGTAAAAGGCACTGCCCAATTTCCAATAACTGTAAAATTATCTTCCTCAGCGCGTTTTGGATTACAAACAATACCAATATGTTTATTTGGCGAAAGAATATGGTCTCTTATCGAGCCATAAGTATGTGTTTGTATATCATAAACATTACGCAAATCAGGTAATATAAGTTGATATTGCTTTTCTAATGCAATCAAATCTTGTAGATAATCACTAGAGTTTTCTAAAGTTTGTATTACAGTTTGTAAAGCTTGTTCAACATCATATTTCTTTCGATAAGCTTTACCAAGCTCTGCTGAAAAGTTATTTACGATGTCGTCTTTTAGTCTTTGTGATAATTGAACACTAGCCATTGTTTTCCTCCTTTGCTCGTTTTACAGATTCATTAATTAAATATTCTGCTCTTTCTAATGAAGGAGCAGATTTATAAGCTTGGGTTAGATAATAATCTAACCCAGTTGCTATGATATGAACTATGTTTAAGTGTTTAGAAGCCACTTCAGTTGCATTTTCTAAATTGTCATACAAATTGTAGTGTGCTTTTTCTTTTTCTGGTTTGCTCATTTTTTCTCCTATTGCATTTCTATAACTTCGCCAAAAGGGGCGTCAGTTGCGTTAGTTGTAACCCAAAGCACAGGGAATGGTGGTTGATCACCAAAATCATTTGACTCTAGGTCGGTTAGATACACAAGAGCAGCCACATTGGGGTGGTTCTCTTTAAGATAAGTGATGACAGGCTCGAACGCTGTGCCACCTCTACCTTGGTATGTGACTTTAAGTGGCAAAGATTCACGTGTGTATTCTGTGGTTTCTTTGACTTCATAGTCGCATTGAATAAATTGCACGCGCTCTGGAGCGAGTTCGTGCAATATATGTGATGTTTCAGCAGTAAACTGCGTAAGTTCTTCGTCTGTAATAGAACCAGAAGTATCAACTGCAACAGCAATCTCCTCTAGACAAGTGTTGTATAGAGAAGGTAAATACATACCTCTGCTGATAAAACGCCTGTTAGGTCTAACCCATGTAAAGTCAGACTTGTTGTTGGCACGCAAAAAACGTGCCAATACAGACTTCCAATCTACTTTTGGTTTAGTAATATCAGATATTACTGACTCCATAAGACCAGAAAGTTTACCTTGAGATTTTGCTGCCTCAGAAGCTTGATGAATAGCTACAGTAAGTTCGGATTCAATGGCACTAACTGTTCCAGCAGTGCCATCGTTTCCAGGGTGGTCAAGAACACCACCACACTTACCAGGGTCTAGCAGACCGTTCTGCCCTGAGTTCGAATCAGGTAGGTCTGCATAGATTGCCTCCGCAGTGAGATTGTCATACTGCGGATCCACTAAGCCACCCCTAGGTAAAATAAAACCCTCTGCAACCAAATGATTGTTGATTGCATAGTCACAAGCTATGTTCCATTTTTGAGGTTCGCGTTCTTGCCTACGTGTAATATGCAGTAAAACTACGTGCATAACTTCGTGTGCAAGAAAACCAACACGCTCCATAGACGTTAGGCCTTCAAACCATTTAGGGTTGTAATACAGATGCACGCCATCGACGGCACCTGTAGGTTGTTCCCATTCAACAGGTTTGAGTCGTAAACACAAAGTGCCGAAGAATGGATTGTCAAGAATGAGCTTTGACCTAGCTTTTACAAATGATTCGTTCATTAGTCGTCTCCAAGTAGTGCATCTTCAAGAAGAACTTCACGTAACTCAGCAAATTGATTTTCAGCAATATCCTTTTGCTCTTTAGCACGTTGCGTTCTATCGTCTTTTTCGTACATTTTTTGAAGTCTATCTTGAGGAACAAGAGAACTCATTTCAGGTGCTTGTTTAAGAAGTTGATTTAAGGTAGAAAATTCATCTAAACCACTTCTTACACCGCTCATATACTCAGACTTTTTCTCACGTAAGTTCGTGTTAAACATCTCAACTTCAACACATTGTAGAAAAGTTGGGTTGTCGTTGGGCACTTGAACGTGCATTTCATCGCCATATTTTACCAAAGCGCTAGGGACAGAAATGTCTGGCAGCGTTAGACTGTAACGTCTTATTTGTGTTTCTGCATCTTCATCTTCCGATGAGTCGTCTGAAACAGTGTATTCACCAGCTATAACTAGTTTATCTATTTGGTTGACAGAACAATCAAATCCCCAAATGTCTTTGAAAGATTTAAATGTAGCATCTACTTTAGCTTGATAACCTAAGTCAACAAAAAGTTGCATACCGTCTGAAGGATATGCTTTGTAAGGATTTGCTTTTTCCCACTTCTGTTCCGCAGCTTTGCGAATGTCATACTTCAAGTTTGAAGATAATCTAACTGTTTTCATAATATACTCCTTAGCCTAAGACTACGTTAGCGTTTTTAGTAATCCAGTTTTTAACTGCTGGATGTGATTTAAGATCGCGGTCTCTTGCAAGACAGCCTCTAACAAGAACAACTTGATACTCAATAGCTAGTTTATCAGAGAGTTTCATGATGTTTTCCATAGTGGTTTCTGCTGCTCTAGCTGCAACAGCATTAGCCAGTGCATACAAAAGCGCAGGATTATCGTCGCGTTTGTATTTCGATGGATCTTTGATGATTGCATCAATATCTGGCAGGCTGCTAGCAATTTGCTTGAAAGCTACAAACTCGCCAGCTGCGCCATCACCAACCAAAGCAGACACACTGAAGAACATTCTGTCTTCATTGATGTTAGACTTTGTTAGTTTTTTGCTGACCATTGACCAAGCACGTGGCGTTGGAAATGCATATTCATCTGGGTTGAAGTCAGACAACAAACCAGGTCTGTATTGAATAAACGATATTATATCGGTATCAATACTGTTTTGGTGTGCCCAAGCAACCCAATCTTCCAAGATAGGATCTAGCTCATAGTGTGCAAGTCTGTTACGAACTGGACTTGGCATTTGATACACAGCAGCTGAATCAGTCAATCTGTTACCAGCACATAGTATCGCCCAACCAACAGGCAACTTGTAGTCACCAATTTGTCTGTTAAGCAACAATTGTAAGAACGCATTCTGTGTTGCAGGTGGTGCAGTTGGCAACTCGTCAATAAACAAGATACCTCTGTCGCCATCACGTTCTGCAATCGGGAACACATCTGGCACAGCCCAAGCTGTGTATTTAGCAGCATCCGCATTTTCTTGCGTAAGATAAGGTATACCACGCACATCAACAGGATCGAACAAGTTTGCACGAAAGTCGATAATGTTCATGTTTAGTTGAGCGGCTACTTGATTAGGAATATCAGACTTACCAATACCAGGCCCGCCCCAAATCATTGCAGGTGTGCCGGATATGACAGAATCTTTCAGTTCTTCAATCAATTTTAGTGGATTAATAGTTTGCATATTAGTTTCTCCATTCTGGTTCTACAGTCTTCCATTTAGTTTTGACTGTAGGTATTTTAATTTGAACAGGTTTGTTGATAATAACCCGTTCCCCTTTTTCGATTGTCAGTTTCTCGTGAGTCATAGTCTTCTTCATAACGAACAAAACCAAAGACGCAGACAAACCACCAACCATTGCAGCAGTCATACCGCTGAATGTGCCATAGAAACACACCATCAGAGTGACTGTAATTAGAACGTCAACAAAGACGTCATGGCCAATAGTCTTACGACCACCAGCTTTAAGCGCAAGAATCAATAGGCCTAGCGCGGAAAGTATTCCGATTAGTAGCATTTTTGTTCCTCCACATTAGATAGGCCATATAACCAAACTGTATAGCCTCGATTAGAATCCATAGCGCTGTAGTCAGCGCACTTACAACATTTGCACTCATGTTAACCTCCATAGTAAATACAAAATTGACCCGATGCCGACCCCGACACCAAGCAGTAAAAGTGAGTATTGAATACTCGTTGCAATGCCGAAGAGCACGAATAGAATCGCCGTGCCCGTCAACACTGATTTAAAATAGTCTTTGACCATTGTTAGCTCCTTATTATTGTTATAGTTTCTTGACCAGTTTCTGGATCAACTATTACTTCGATTTCAATTTTACCAAGAGCAGTCATACCATACCCTCTTGCCTTCATCGAGCCACTGCAAAGCTTGTTTACAAAACTTTATGTCTTGTTCTTTGTATTCCGACATAGCTTCTTCTTGGAACTGATGCCCCCAAAAGAAACCGTCTGGACAAAAAGGCAAGTTGTCAGTTTCAACTAACGTTTGCAATTTCTCGATGTCATTTCGTTCTAGAAAGATGACTTCAGCCAAATCATGTTTACCATCCATATGAAGACCACCCATGTTACGAGCTTGTTCTTCGCCAAAGGTTCTGGCACGCCATAGATTTTGCATGTATTGTTGTAGTCTTGAATGTTTACGCCAATAAAAATCTCCGCCTTCAAGTGTGTCATAAAGTGCGTCGTCATTTAGTGGTTTCACATTCTCAGGTTGTGGCTCTTGAAAGCCAGCATAAGCATCTAGTCCCATAATATTCTCCTTTATAGTAGTTAATAGATAGTGCTGGGCTTTTCATCCCAGCGTGTGAGTTCGGTATCAAACCGTATGTGCTTTAGATCGTTCACATACCAACGATTAGTGAGTTAGGATACAATTCATACTCAACACAAGACTATATGGAAGCGCCAGCTTGTCTGGCGCCTTCGACCGTTTGGTTCCGTTTGGTTCCGTTTGGTTCCACGAGTCGTGGAACACAGTTTGGCCAGTAAAAACGCAGGATATAGAGCATGGTTCCACTGGTTCCATGTAAATATAACATTCATTCATAGTTATTTATCCTAGGTCGAGGGTCGACCGTTATGATTTAGCTTCTGAACTTCGCGGAACCATGGAACCGCCCGCAGGCACATCACCCCGCAGCCCGCAGACTGGCAGGCTTTTTCTTGGTTCCATTACGTGGTTCCACATGGGGGCAGGTCCGTGGAACACAAGGAACCATCGTCAAGCGTGGCATATGCATGCAGGCACACTCGCATTCGCTCGTGATGATAGTAGGTCAGCAGGCATGATAGTAGCTCCAGGGGGTTCAAAGGGGGTGTCCCCCTTGTCGGGTGGATTAAGGGCGCGAAGCGGGCTTAGCGATGGTAAAAAAAAGAAGGACGCCCGAAGGCGCCCCATGATGTCTAACTTACCAATCGTAAGTTGGTGGTGAATTGTGCTCTGAATCGAGCGAAGATTTAGATGAGGATTCAGATTTGAACCACTCTCTGATGAAGTAACCATATAGTCCAATCAAGATTGCTCTAGATAGAATGGTTAAACCAATGTATACAATGACAGCCATTGCTGCCCAGTCAATTAGTTCCATTATAGTTCTCCAAAGATTACCTGAAGAAAGTCCTCAGGTAGATGTATTACGTATCTCATTGCGAGCTCCTTATAGGTTGTTCAGGAGTAGCGTCTTCCAAACCATTAAGTTCTGGTTGGATAGCTTCCTGTATTTGATTATCGATATCAGATGAGTTTTGATGATAGTTCTCATCTTGTTGAGTAATCAAGGTTGGCTGTTCCGCCATGCCCTTGACAAACTCCGAAGCGAAACTGGTTGATTGTTGAGCAACCCATTTCGTGACAGGTAGGACTAGTTTAGAACCAGTCCTGACCGCTCTACCAATGTTGTATCCTATTCTCATAAGTTACTCCTTTATCTCAAATTCCCTAGGGAACGCTGTATAATCAACGCCACCAGCTAGGTTAAGATGGTCGGATATTTTGAAAGCAACAGACAAGCCATTCTTTTCGTCATCCCTGATGATGAAGTAGTCGAATACATTTCTGATAGCTGACATTTTGTAAGCCTCAGATGTTCCTTTCTTCGCCTTAGGGTCGTAGTCAGGATTAGCTTTCTTAACGTCCATTTGGAGGTTACCATTTTTAGTAGTCCAAAGAGCGTTACCTTCTTTTGCCTCGATTGTTTCGACTTCGAAGCTAGTCGTATAATTTGATTTAGCCATGTGTTTCTCCTATAGCTAGTTAAGTGTGAGTAACCCTTACCCACATCATAAGCCTCTATGGAAGAGCCCCTTTATGGGGCTGTATTTTACAAAACAAGGTTCCAAACGATTGAAACAGAAAAGCAATAGCAAAACCGAATCGGGGAGGGAGGTGCTGCTGTCAGGCAGGGGGGAGGGAATGAGAGAGCGATATATCACAACATTTTCGAAAAAAAATTTTCAACAAAAAATTTACAAGATATGCCCCCATGTGTTATTTTGGGCACATGGCTTTAGTAAAAGAACAAGTTGCAACAGTCACAGATCAAGACAGAGTTGAACTTCAATCTCATTTTCCTTACGCAGGCGTTAAATTGTCTGAGCTATCTGTACAAGAAGAAAGGTTAATTTTGTTCTTTATTCGCGGTTTAAGTAAAGCCGCAGCTGGTCGTGCTGCTGGTTACAGAAACATAGATCACGTGTACGAAGTTTTTCAAAAACCTAAAATACAAAAAGCGGTTGAATACCTTAGAGCAGAAATGAGAGAAGAGGTTAAGTTTGATCGAAACACGGCCACCACCATGTATCTTGAGGCCCACCGAAAATCGGCAAATGCCACAGAAGAAAAAAACGTCGTCGACTCTCTATGTAAACTACATGGGTTGTTTGCTCCTGAACAGGCGACCCAGGTCAACATAAATGTAGACAAGATCCATAAACTAGAACAACTGCCCGATGCCGAACTTCTAAAATTAGCTGGGGTAGATGTAAGTCACTTAGAACCTAAAGGAGAATTAAATGACTAAATACGCACAACAAGCGAAAGCTACAAAAAAGAAAATGAAAAAGAAAAAAATTAAAGGTAAATTTCCTGATATGAACAAAGATGGAAAAATTACTTTTGCAGATATAATAATGGCCCGTAAAAAAGGCAAAAAGAAAGGAAAGAAATAATGAGCACTTCTAGTAAAAAGAAAACCCAAAAGAAAAATGATTCTGTAGGCCATGCTGATAATAATGTGGCTGCAGTTAATACTACAGGATATGCGCCTTTGAGGGAGCAAGCTGTTGCGGGGCATATGAACGTGTCAAAAAACATAGCCACAAAAAACAAAAAAGAAATGGCTAGTAAAGAAGCTGCAGGTGGATATAAAAATGTTCCTCTGAGTAAAAAACCTGTAGGAGTAGCTTTTCGTGAAATTTTTAAAATAAACAAGGATTAAGTATGCATTGTATAAATCAACCACAGAAAAAAATGTCTGGTAAAAAATCTAAAAAGAAAAAAATGGGCAAAAAGAAGAAATAATGAAGGCTACAGGATTAAATGCTCCGCACCCAAACAATATGAAAAAGTTTGCAAAGAAGATGAATAAGTATAAATTTATACCAAAAACAGGAGGTAAAAATGCCAGCAAAAAGAAAAACTAAGAAGAAGACTAGTAAGAGAAAGGGGGCAACCCCTACCAACCCAAGTTTATATGCAAGGGTAAAAGCCGAAGCAAAACGAAAGTTTAAGGTTTATCCGTCTGCCTATGCCAATGGATGGCTAGTAAGAACTTACAAAAAACGTGGCGGCGGGTATAGATAATGGCTAAGCCCACTGGTGGCCTAACCGCATGGTTTGGTAAAGGCCCCAAGGGCGATTGGGTCGATATTGGTGCCCCAAAGAAAAAGGGTAAGTATCAAGCTTGCGGTAGAAAATCCGCGAAGGGCAAAAGTAAACGTAAATATCCAAAATGCGTGCCAAGATCTAAAGCTAAGTCTATGACTGCGGCTCAAAGACGAAGTGCAGTCAAAAGAAAACGTGCAGCGGGTAATCCAGGCGGGAAGCCACGTAACGTAAAAACTATTGTTAGGAAAAGAAAACCAGCAGTAAAAAGGAGAACTCGTGCCAAGAAAAAGAGATAATATGCCTAAAAGGAACAAAAAGAACTTTAGGCCAACAAAAAAAGGCGCTGGAATGACCAGAGCAGGCATAAAAGCCTACAGAAGGAAGAATCCAGGGTCAAAACTTAAAGGAGCAGTAACCGGGAAGGTCAAAAAAGGCTCAAAAGCAGCCAAACGACGTAAATCTTACTGCGCAAGAAGCGCAGGACAGATGAAAAAGTTCCCAAAAGCAGCAAAAAACCCGAATTCTAGGCTAAGACAGGCTAGAAGGCGTTGGAAATGTTAAAAAAGGAGTAAAATATGGGCTATGGAGCAGGATATTACAAAAAAAGCACTAAAAAAGCTAAAAAAAGTAAGAAAAAGACCAAAAAAACTAAAAAATAAGTTGTGACAGACCTTAAAAAACTAGAATGCTATAAGTGTAAGAAACTTTTGGCAGAAAATCTCGTATTACCTAAAGGGTTATGCGTGTATTGTGCTGCTGATGAGGCAGATCAGCTTCCACAACCCCAAAAACAACCACAACCAAGCAAAAAAGAAGAAAACGCTAGGATTCGTGCAGAACAAGAACTTGCATTGCGTATTTTAGCGCGAAAACGCATGCTGCCCTTCGTAGAAAAGTTTAATCCTGACTATCAAGCGGGTTGGGTGCACAAAGACATATGCAATAGGCTAGAAAAGTTTAGTCAAGACGTTGCAGACAAAAAATCACCACGATTAATGTTGTTTATGCCACCTCGTCATGGAAAAAGTACTTTAGCAAGTATTGCTTTTCCCGCTTGGCACTTAGGGCGAAACCCACAACACGAATTTATTAGTTGTTCTTATTCTGGCTCACTAGCTATGAGTTTTTCTAGAAAAGTAAGACAAGTTCTAAGAGAACCTAATTATAAATCTATTTTTGACAAAGCTAAATTAGACAAAGATTCTCAGTCAGTAGAATCTTGGCAAACAACCCAAGGTGGTGGATATGTAGCAGCTGGTGTCGGAGGTGGTATTACTGGTAAAGGTGCGCACGTGTTATTGATTGACGATCCAATAAAAAACCGAGAGGATGCAGAGTCTGAAAATAACAGAGAGGCGACCTGGGACTGGTATACCTCTACTGCTTATACAAGGCTATCCCCTGGCGGGGGTATACTAGTCATCTTGACTAGATGGCACGATGATGATCTTGCCGGTAGACTTTTACAACATGCAGAGAACGGTGCAGACGAATGGGAAGTAGTTAAGTACCCGGCACTCGCAGAGGAAGATGAAGAATTTAGAAAACAAGGAGACCCACTCCACCCAGAGCGATATAACCATGAATCTTTAGAAATGATACAAAAAGCTATAGGCCCTAGAGACTGGACTGCTTTGTATCAACAAAACCCTGTGTCAGATGACGGCGATTACTTTACTCGAGATATGATTCAATATTTTGACCCTGCTGACTTAGACTATGATAGACTTCGATACTATACAGCGTGGGATTTGGCTATAGGCCAACGAGATAGAAACGACTATTCTGTAGGTATGACGGTTGGTATCGATGAGTATGATAATATGTTTGTCGTAGACTTAGTACGTGGCAGGTATGATGGGTTTGAGTTGGTAGAAAAAATATTAGATTTCTATGAACAATGGCGACCCGGCATAGTGGGCATAGAAAAAAGTCATATAGAAATGGCAATCGGCCCTTTCTTACAGAAACGTGTAGCAGAGCGTAGATTACATTCTGCATATTTTAAAGATTTAAAAGTAGGACGACGTGATAAAGAAGCAAGAGCAAGAGCTATACAAGGTAGAATGCAACAGGGCAGAGTTTTTGTACCTGAAGATGCGGCATGGACTAGCACCTTGGTTGCTGAACTTTTGCGTTTTCCTAACGGCGTGCATGATGATCAGGTCGACGCTTTGGCTTGGGTGGGTTTAATGATGGCTGAATATGCTACTTTTTATGAAGCACCTGAGCATATACCTTCTTGGCGAGATAAGTTAAGATACATATCAAAGGGGCCGAAGAAAAAAACGGCAATGAGTGCGTAACATGGCATATAAAAATAAAAAGATAAAGAAGAATAAAACAGAAGCCGAAGAACTTGCTTTAGCAAAAAGCCAATGGGACGCTTATACTAGGGCTAGAGACAATGGCCATGAAGATTATATAGACATGGCTAAAAAGTGTGACATGTACTACCGCGGTGATCAGTGGGATGAGTTTGACATGCAAGAGCTCGACGACCAAGGTAGGCCCGCACTAACAATAAATACTATTTTGCCTACAATCAACGCAGTGCTTGGAGAACAAAGCACGAAAAAAGCAGATATCCAATTTAAACCCAGGGGCAATGGGAATCAAGATATAGCAGATGTGTTAACTAAAGTTTATCAACAAATAGCAGACAACAATAAATTAGAGTGGGTAGAAAACCAAGTTTTTTCAGATGGACTTATTCAAGACCGTGGCTATTTTGATGTCCGTATTGATTTCTCTGATCATGTTATGGGAGAGGTAAAAGTTGAAGCTAAAGATCCTTTAGATATTCTTATAGACCCCGACGCAAAAAACTATGACACAAGAACTTGGAATGAAATATTCGAAAGTAAATGGATGAGCATAGATGAGATAGAAGAGGTTTACGGACAAGATAAAGCAGATAGACTTAGGATGTTAGCAGAAACAGGTAATACGATGGGCGCAGATTCTATGGAGTTCGAAGAAGAACGTTATGGTGATACTGCCGAATATAACTATGGACAACAATATCCTAGTGATCCAGAAAATGCAGGAATGTTGAGATCTATTCGTGTCATAGAAAGACAATACTATAGACTAAAAGAATGTATGTATTACGTGGATGTAGTAACAGGGGATATGAGAGAGGTTCCTTATAACTGGTCCAAGAAAAAAAGAGAAGAGTTTGCAGACCAATTTGGGTTAGAAATGATGACCAAGACCATGCGAAAGGTCCGTTGGACTGTGACCGCGGACACCGTAGTTTTGTTCGATGACTGGTCTCCTTATGGGCATTTTACAATCGTGCCTTATTTTCCATACTTTCGTAGAGGCAAACCGTTTGGTATGGTGCGAAACCTATTATCTCCACAAGAACAACTTAACAAAATAACTTCTCAAGAACTGCACATAGTAAATACTACTGCAAACAGTGGTTGGATAGTTGAAAACGGGTCTTTATCTGGTATGACCGCAGATGACCTAGAAGAACATGGAGCGGAGACAGGATTAGTATTAGAGTTTAATCGTGGCTCTACTCCTCCAGCTAAAATACCACCTAATCAAATCCCTACAGGGCTAGATAGACTAGGACAAAAAGCTTCTAGAAATATAAAAGAAATAAGCGGCATAACAGATGCTATGTTAGGGCAAGATAGCCCAGAAGTATCTGGTGTTGCTATACAAGCAAAACAAAATAGAGGTTCTACTATGTTACAAGTGCCTCTTACTAATTTAGCTAAAACTAGACAGTATCTTGCAGAGTCTATTTTAAATTTGGTACAAGCTTATTACACAGAAGAAAGAGTTATACAAATAACAGACGAAGAGGATCCGTACAAACCTAGAAGACCTATGCGAGTAAATGAACTAACTCCAGAAGGTATAATAATAAATGACTTACAGGTAGGAGAATATGATGTAGTCGTAACTACTGCCCCTGCTAGAGATAACTTTGATGAAATGCAATTTGCTGAAGCTATATCTTTACGTCAAGTTGGAGTGCCAATTCCGAACGATATGATAGTAGAGTATTCACACCTTTCACGTAAAGCAGATATTGCTGACAGAATCAGACAGATGGAAGGCACAGCACCTCCTACGCCAGAACAAATGCAACTTCAACAGTTCCAGGCTGAAGCACAAATTAGAAGCACACAGCTTGAAATAGCTAAATTAGAAGCTGAGGTCGCTACTCTACAAACTTCCGCTGCATTAAATGCTGCAAAAGTAGATCAAATAGGTAATGAACCCCAGTTGAAGATTGCTGAATTACAAAGTAAAATTCAAACTAAACGTGAAGAGTTATCTCTACGTGAGAGACTTTCTTCATTAACTAACGAGATGCGTAAAGAGCAGAGCGATACAGCGGCAGCAGCCAAGATGGCTACCGAAGCTTTAAAAAACTTAAATACACCTACAGGAGGTAATGACTAATGGCTACGCAAGAAACCAATAATACTGAAGAAAACGTTGTAATGGACGTTATGCCCGGGGCAGACCCGAAAACCGAAGAAGACTCAAAAGGATTTGAAGTCGATTTAAATTTTGAAACTGAAGAACAGGAGGAAACTGAAGTTGAAGAAGAGCAACAAGAGGCTGAAGAAGAACCATCAGAAGAGCCTGAAGAGGAAAACGAAGAGGAAGAATCTGAACCTGAGCCTGAAGTCGAAGAAGATACTGGAGAAGAAACAGTATTGGCAGAAGATGAAGGAGATACACAGGAACCTGAGGAGACACCTAAGGACGGAGTTGATGGAGAAACACCAAAAGAACCTATGATTCCTAAGTCAAGATTTGATGAAGTTTTAGCAAAACAAAAAGCACTTCAAAAAAAATTAGATGAAGCTTTGGCTCCTAAAGTAGAAGACGTTAAAGAAGCACCAGAGTTTGATTTTGATGCAAAAGAACTTGAGTACCAGACACTTCTTATGGATGGAGAAAACGAAAAAGCTTCTAAAGTACGTACTGAAATTAGAAATGCTGAAAAACAACAAATGATGTTTGAGATGCAAGCTAAAATGGGACAAACTGTTACGCAAAACCAAGAACAAGTAGATTTACAAACAAAAGCTTTAGAACTAGAGGCAATATACCCAGAACTAAATCAAGCGGATCCTAACTTTAACCAAGATAAAACAAACGAAGTTTTAGAACTAAGAGATGCTTACATTATTCAAGGTTATACTGGAGCAGACGCATTAGGCAAAGCAGTGAATTTAATTATGGGATCTACTCCAAGCACAGAAACAAAACCCGATCCTGTACAAACTAAAATAGTAGAGAAAAAGAAAGTAGCAAATACCACTAAAAAGCTTGAGGCCGCAGAAAAACAACCTCCAGCTATGAAAGGTAAAAACAAAGTTGATAAAAAAGTAGACATTAATACAATGTCTGTAGATGAATTTGATGCTTTGCCCGCTGAAACTTTACGCAGAATGCGTGGTGATTTCGGATAAACTGTGGTATAACTTACATAAGTTCGCACGCAAGAGCGATATCTTGCCAGGGTCGTTCCTGTAAAAAATCGTAATTCGCCAACCATAAGGCGTAAAATTGGTCGGGTTCGTAACCGTTAACTATACGATAACGTTGCCCCAACGACAAAGGGTACACGGATAAAAGTCGCTCCAATAAGTCGACTG